CAAAGGAAGGGAAAGACCTTGACGACGTTCTGAATGAAAACATCGAAGCAATCAAAAACGCCGGATCTGAAACAGAAGCCCTTCAGATCGCGACGGAATTATTCGGAAAAAAAGGCGCGGCGGAAATGACGCAGGCGATCCGGGAAGGACGTTTTTCTGTCGATGACCTTTCGGCGTCGTTGGATGATTACGCGAACACGGTTGAAGATACATACAACGCAACCCTTGATCCGTGGGATCAGATGAAAGTCGCGACAAATAATCTGAAATTATCCGGGGCGGAACTTGCGAAGTCGATTCTGGAAGTTGTTCAACCGGCGATCGACAAACTTGTCGAGAAGGTCAAACAGTTCACAGAATGGTTCAAAAACCTTGATGACGGTCAAAAACAGTTGATTGTCAAGATCGGGGCGGTTGTGGCAGCAATCGCGCCCGCGTTAATCGTGATCGGGAAAGTAACATCCGGGATCGGGGGCGTAATGACAAAGATCGGCGGAATTACGACAAAGATCGGCGGACTTATGACAAAGATCGGCGGATTGAAGGGCGTCCTTGCGGCGGTCACAAGTCCGGTCGGATTAGTTATCGCGGCGATCGCGGCATTGGCGGCGGCGTTCATCTATCTGTATAAAACAAATGATGAATTCCGGGAAAAGGTCAACAAGGCGGTCGAAAAGGTCAAGGCGGCGTTTCAAGATATGGTTCAGAAGGTCAAGCCGCTTCTGCAGAAATTAGGGGAATCCTTCAAAAACCTGATGACAGCACTTGAACCCGTGTTTGAATTCATAATGACGGCGATCATGGCGGTTGTGAATGGAATTATAAACGCGGTCGCCCCTATAATCGCAGCAATAACGAACGTCGTCGATTTCGTGACAAATATCATCAACGCATTGATCGCCCTGTTACACGGAGATTTCGACGGATTTTTCCAGTATATCGGCGCGGCATTGCAGAACGTCATTGATTTCGCGAAAAACATCATCAACGCGTGGGTTTCGTATGTCGTCGGATATTTCGAAGGATTCGGCGTTGACGTGAAAAAAATCTTTTCTGATATCTGGACGGGGATCTGTTCCATATTCCAGAACGTCGGACAATGGTTTTCTGATAGATTCACGGAAGCATACAACAACATCGTGAACGTGTTCAAAAATATCGGACAATGGTTTTCTGCCCGTTGGACTGATATCAAAAACGCGCTTGCAACCGTGGCGACATGGTTCCTGACGATGTTCCAAAACGCATACACGAACGTGACGAATGTCTGGAAGGCAGTCGGACAATGGTTCGCGGCAAGGTGGCAGGATATTCAAAACGCCCTGTCAACAGTCGCGACATGGTTCCTGACAATGTTCCAGAACGCATACAACAACGTCGTGAACGTCTGGAAGGCGATCGGACAATGGTTCGCGGCAAGGTGGCAGGATATACAGAACGCATTGTCAACGGTCGCGACATGGTTTCAGACGATGTTCCAGAACGCATACACAAACGTGACGAATGTCTGGAAGGCAGTCGGACAATGGTTTTCTGCCCGTTGGGACGACATCAAGAACGTGTTCGCGAATATCGGCGAATGGTTCAGACAGAAGTTTCAATCGGCGTATGATAGCGTGACGGGAATCTGGAAGAATATCGGATCGTGGTTCCAGACGAACGTCATTGACAAGATCAAGGGCATATTCGACGGATTCAGCCTGAAAGACGCGGGCGAAAGAATTATGAACAGCCTTGTCAATGCTATGAAATCAATACACCTTCCGAAACTGTCGATCGAATGGGGCGAAACGTCGAAAAAGATCGGCGATATCGAAATCAAGATCCCTGTTCCACATATTTCATGGAACGCGATCGGCGGAATTATGAAAAATCCGACAATATTCGGAATGTATGGCGGGAAATTGCAGGGCGGCGGCGAAGCCGGGGACGAAGCGATCCTTCCCCTTGATATGTTCTATAAAAGAACGGAAGCCTATATTGACGACGCAATCGCAAGGGCAACGGCAGCGGTCACAACCGGGCAGCAGGGCAGCAGGGGCGGCGATTTTATTCAGAATATCAATATTGAATCGCCTGAACCGTTATCGCCTTATGAGGTCGCAAGACAGACAAGGAACCAGACGCGAAACATGGTTCTTCAGTTACAAGGGGGACGCGCATAATGTCAAAAACTGTATTGTGTAAAAACGAAGATGACGTTCAGATCGAATTTTCGTATGAACCGGAAGCCGAATTCTTCCTGATATCCCTTGACGGGGTTTATTCGGTATCGAACAACGTCACGACATCCGCGAACACATTCACGGACGGATCAACATATCAGGGATCGACGACAAAACAAAGGAATATCGTTATCACGGCGGAATTTGACGACGAATATCAGTCCCGCCGGGATTTCCTTTATAAGTCATTCAAACCGAAGTCGCCGGGGACGTTCTACTATGAGGAAGGGGACGAAAAAAGGCAGATTGACTATTATGTCGAATCAATAGAGATCGACGAAAAAGGCGTCTGCAGGAACGCGGTCATTTCGTTGATATGTCCGGATCCGTTCTTCAAAGATCCGGCGGACGCGACGGTTTCAATGGCAGGGTGGCAGCCTTGTTTTGAATTTGTTCATGAATTCACGGACGAACTGGAAGAATTCGGCGTCCGTGTCGCTGAACTTGTCAAGGACATCGACAACGATTCGGCGGCGGATCACATCGGAATTGAAGTCATCATGGAAGCCGAAGGACAGGTCACGAACCCGATTTTGTATCACTTGCAGCAGGACATTCACATCCAGGTCGGGACAGAAGCCTATCCGCTGAACATGGAACCGGGGGACAAGGTAAGGATCACAACCGGGACAAACGAAAAAAACGTGTATTTCATCCACAACGGACAGGAAACAAAGATCAACGAATATCTGGAAGAAGAATCCGAATTCATCCAGTTGATCCACGGTCGGAACACATTCGTCTATGACGCGGCAGCGGGCGTTGATTATCTGAATGTAACGATCAAATACCGGTTCCGTTATTTAGGAGTATAAAGCGAATGGAAATCAGGATATACAATCGGGATCTATACCGTCAGGGACAGATCGAAAATCAAATATCCCTGATCTGGACGCGAAAGTTTTATGAACCGGGAACGTTTGAACTTCACGCGCCGATCACAGACGAAAATCTGTCGTTATTGCAGCGGGGAAACATAGTCGGATTAAAAGGCGCGGACGAAGCGGGCGTGATCGAGGATATCGAAAAAGAAGAATCCGACATCAAGAACGAAATCACAGTCAAGGGACGGTTCCTGTCGTCATACATGGATCGCCGCCTGATAAAAAGGACAGTCAATTTCAACGGACGGATCGAAGTCGCAATGCGTCAGTTATATTCCGGGGCGGTTGCGATCCCGCTTGTCGTTCTTGGAGATCTGAACGGATTCACGCCGACAGCGGAATTTCAGGTCACAATGAAAAACCTTCTTGTGTATGAATCAAAACTGTCAAGGGCGGGGGCGATCGGATTCCGGTTCCGCCCGGATTTCGTGGGACGTCAGATCGTATTTGAAACATATCAGGGAAAAGACAGGACATCCGCGCAGCACATCAACCCGCGCGTCATCTTTTCCGAGGATTACAACAATTTGAACAACGCCCTTTATCGTTTCAACGATCAAAACCTGAAAACATACGCGATCGTGGGCGGTCAGGGCGAAGGCGATCAACGAACATATTATGACATCGGGGGCGGGACAGGACTTGACCTTCGGGAAGTATTCGTTGACGCGAAAGACATCAACCCGGACGGAATGACAACGGCGCAATATAAAGCGGCATTATTGCAGCGGGCGCAGGAAAACCTAAACGAAGCGATCATTTCCGAAACCCTTGAATGTGAAACAGACGCGGCGATCAATTTCACATACAAAGAAGATTATGATCTGGGGGACATTGTGACAGTCAGGAAGAAGGCGTGGAATTTATACATGAACCAGAGGATCACGGAAATTTCCGAAGTGTACGAATACGGCGGAATGAAAGTCGTCCCGACATTCGGGGATCCGCTTCCTGAAAAAATAAAGTGGGACGAATAAAACGAAAGGAGAAAAGGAAAAATGTCTGATTTAAGGGAACGAAGTTATGATTACTTCTGGAATTCAAATTCCGATCGCTATTATGACGCGGAATCAATGGGGGACTGGCTTCGTCCATTCTTCAAAAACGGCGTGTTCAACGGTCAAATGCAAGTCACAGCGAACGACGATATGTCCGTGACGGTCGCCGCCGGTTATGGTTACATAAACGGAAAACATCGTCATTTCCTGATTCCGACAACTCTTGACATCGAAACGGCGTCCGGTACATTGAACAGAATCGACAGCGTGATCCTGCGCCGTGACGACACGGAACGCCGGATCTATCTATTCATCCAGAAGGGCGGAAACGCCGCGAATCCGGTTCCGCCCGCGCTTGTCAGGACGGGAACGATCTATGATCTGAAACTTGCGGATATCTATATCGCCGCCGGAACGGTAGCGATCACACAGGCGGAGATCACAGACACAAGAATGAACGCGTCCGTCTGCGGTTGGGTGGCGGCAACGGTCACACAGATCGATTTCACACAGATTCAGGCGCAGTTCGATTCATATTTCACGGCGTACAAGAAAAATATTTCGGATCAGTATCAGATCTATATCGCCGCGATCCATTCATTCGAGGATCAGGCGCAGGAAGCCTACGATCTCATGATTCAGGCGTTCAACACATACGCCGAACAGCAGGAAGCCGCGTTTGAAGCGTGGATTTCTGAACAGGAATCGGATTTTGAAACATGGTCGGGCGGGCAGCAGTCAAACTTCGAACAATGGCGACAGAATCAGGAATCAGCGTTCAACAACTGGTATCTGACAAATACGGGAAATTGGGCGCAGGAATTTCAGGAC